CAGCGCCGGTGGGGCGATGATCCCGCGGCTGCGGCTGTCGACCAATGACGCGACGTCGACGGCCTGGGGCGGCAAGTCGATCCAGGTCGACCTGTGGACCGCCGCGCCGACCTTCACCAACGGCGATCGCGGCGCGTTCCTGCCCGCGACCGGCGCGGCGTCGCACCTCGGCTCATACGCCTGCACCATGAGCGCCGAGTACGGCGACGGCGCCTATGCCGAGTGCGCGCCGAACGTGGGCTCCTACGCCATGCCCAGGCTGGCCTCCGGGACGTCGGTCTACTGGACCCTGATCGCCACGACCGGCTCCGGCGTGACCGGCGTCTCCAAGGTGTTCACCCTGACCGCGGAGCTGGGGAACTGACCATGTTCCGAGCAACGGTCGCCTGGGCGCTCCTGCTGCTGGCCGCGGCTGCCAGCCCGTGCGCGGCGCAGGGCATCGGCGCCCGCGCCGTGGTCATGAGCGCGCCGGGCTATGCCCAGGAGACCCGGGCCGTCATCGCTGCCACCCTCGCCGCTGGCGGCCCGGCCCCGTCGGTCCCCGACGCCCTGATCGACGACCGGCTCATCAAATGCCTGCACGACTTCAACACCGGCGACCCGTGGGACGTAACCGACGCCATCTATCCCCTGGCCGGGCCGTCGCTGCAGCAGAGCCTGCTCAACTACGTCAACCCCTACGGGACCGCGCTGACGCCGAAGAACTGCACGGGCGGCGCGTCGCCAGACGGGGGCCCGACCTGGACGCAGTACAAGGGCTCACACTCCAACGGGAACGCGTGTGTCGGAGACGCCTCCGGCAACTTCATGAGCTACTACGAAACGAATATCGCTGGCGGCGGATCGTTTCACTTTCAGCGCGACGGCGCCAACATGGCGATCGTCGTCGCGACCGGGACGGTTCCCCAGGGGAATTCCGTCCTAGCGGGGTCCGCCAACTCGGCGATCTGGCCGATGCGGGGTAGTACGACGGACTTCGGCGGTCGGCCAAACGCGACCGCTACGACCGTCGGCGGGACCAACGTCATCTGGAAGGCCAATCAGGTCCCCGCGCCGTCGGCGGGCCCCGGTTACTACGATTGGGACCGGACCAGCAGCTCCGGAGGCGACGCGACCGATCCCGCCGGGGTGCTCGAAAGCAGCACCGCGCTTGGCGGGTGGGGCGGCGCCTCGATTGCCCTGGCGAACACCTTCTGGATTTTCGGTGAAAACGTCGGCGGGACCTGTTGCGGCGGCTTCGTCTCGCCTCTCGCGTCGCAGATCGTCTCCATGGTCGATTTCGGCGGGGCGGAGACCCAGCAGCAGGAGGCGACGCAATACGCCTGCTTCAAGGCGTGGATGGTCGCGAGGGGTCTGCCCTGATGGCCATCGCCTCGGCGACCGCGCCGGCTCCCTACGGGGAGCCACAGCCGGGGACGGCGCGGACCGCGCCGGACGAGCCCTCGAGCTCGCTGCCGGATGACGAGCTGCTGCGCATCGTCGGGGACGAGCGCAAGCGGGCGGTCGGCTTCGAGACCGATTCGGCGCTGATCACCGACCGGGAGCGGGCGCTCAACTACTACAAGGGCGTGATGCCCGACGTGGTGGCGCCGGCGAACCGGTCGCAGGCGGTGTCGACCGACGTGCCCGACGCGGTCCGGACCATCATGCCGGACCTGGTGGAGATCTTCACCGGCGGCGAGGACGTGGCGGCCTTCGTACCGACCGGGCCGCAGGACGAGGCGGCGGCCCAGCAGGAGACAGACTACGTCCGCCATGTCGTGTTCAACGACAATGACGGCTGGCGCACGCTCTACACGATGTTCCAGGACGCGCTCGTGGTGAAGACCGGGCTCGTCAAGTATTGGTGGGAAGACTACACCGAGACCGAGCAGCTCCGCGGCGTCAACCTGCTCGAGCTGCAGGCCGCCAGCCAGGACGCCGAGCTGTCCGACGTGCGGCCCTCGGCCGAGGCCGCACCAGAGGACGGCGGCTACGGACCGATCGGCCAGCTGTTCGACGCCACGGCGACCCGCCGCGGCGGCAAGCTGTGCGTGAGGGCGATCCCGCCGGACGACTTCACCGTCGCCGCCGACACGGTCAGCCTGAAGGACGCCACCTACTGCTGCATGCGCTCGCGGCCGCGGGCCCAGGAGCTGCTGGCGCGCGGGATCGCCGAGGACGTGGTCGAGCGGCTGCCGAGTTACGGGGTGCTCAACGACCAGGTCAACATCGCGCGGGACACCGCGAACGAGAGCTCCCTCAGCCAGGGCGCGGTCGGCCAGGGCGACCTGCGCCAGGTGGAGGTGCACGAGCACTACGTCCGCATCCGCGAGGGCGACGAGCTGGTGCTGCACCGGGTCGAGACCGACGGCACCGACAGCGTTCTGATCGACCGCGAGGTGGTCGAGCGGATCCAGATCGCGGCGATCACCCCGTTCCTGGTCTCGCACCGCTTCCACGGCCTGAGCGTCGCGGACCTGCTGGGCGAGATCCAGAAGATCAACACCGCCCTGACCCGCGCCCACCTGGACAGCGTCTACTTCGCGCTCAACCAGCGGATGGAGGTGGCCGAGGTCCAGGCCAACGAGTTCACCATCTCCGACCTGCTGCGCAACGAGCCGGGGATCCCGGTGAGGTCCAAGACCGGCAACGCGCTTCGCCCGATCACCGCAGGCGGCGCTGGCTTCAACGCCCTGGAGAGCCTGGAGTACTTCCAGACCGTCTCCGAGCGGCGCTCCGGGATCGTGCGCGCCGCCCAGGGCCTGACGCCGGACACGCTGCATGAGACCGCCAGGGGCGCGCTGGCGCTGCTCAGCCAGGCCCAGAAGCGGGTCCGGCTGATCGCCCGCACCTTCGCCGAGACCGGGGTGAAGGACCTGTTCCTGGGCGTGCACGCGCTGCTGCGCCAGCACGCCACCCAGGCCCAGACGGTGCGGCTCAGGGGCCAGTGGGTGAACATCGACCCCACCAGCTGGGGCGAGCGCACCGACATGACCGTCGAGGTCGGCCTGGGCGCGTCGGGGGCGGAGGTCGAGCTGCAGGCCCTGCAGGGGCTGTTGCCGGTGTTCGAGCAGGTGATCCAGATGCAGGGCGGCCCACATGGCCCGCTGGTGAACCTGCAGAACGTCTATGCCCTGCTCAAGCGCCTGGTCGAGAAGAGCGGGGTGAAGTCGCCTGATTCGCTGGTGACCGATCCCTCGGCGCCGCCGGCGCCAGGCACGGCGCCGGTGCCGCCGCCCGCGCCCCCGCCCAATCCGGAGCTGATCAAGGCCCAGGGCCAGATGCAGGCCGCCCAGGCGAAGATCATCGCCGACCAGCGCACCGCCCAGGCCAAGGCGCAGGCCGACGCCCAGCTCGACCTGCAGAGGGCGACCATCGACGCCCAGGTGGAGCGCTACAAGGCCGACCAGCAGGCCCAGCTGGCGCGCGAGAAGATGGCGCAGGACCTGCAGATCGAGCGCGAGAAGATCGCCGCGGACGTGGCCCTGAACCGCGAGCTCGCCATGGCCAAGATGGCCGGCGCGGTCCCGCAGGCCATGCCGCCGATCGGCGGGATCCCGGGATGAGCAGCGACCACCAGGCCGTCTCCCGCGGCCACCAGGCGCGCCGGGAGCTCGAGCTCACCGAGCGGGCCTTCGAACAGCTGAAAGCGGGCGCCGTGGCCGAATGGCTGCGCACCTCCTCCGACCAGGCCGCCAAGCGCGAGAAGCTGTGGATGGTGGCTTCGACGCTGGACAGCGTGCGCGAGGCGCTCCGCCACATGGTCGATTCCGGGCTGATCGCCGAGGCGGCGATCGAGGCCCAGGAGGCCCAGGCCCGCGCGGCCCTGGCCCACGCCGATCTCCTCAGGCCCTAGACAAGGTGCTCCATGGCTGACGACAACGCCCCGGCTCCCGCTGGCGGCGACAGCGCTTTCCTGTCCGTAGACGCGGCCGCCGGCCTCCTGGCTGGTCCGGCCGACGCTCCCCCCAGGCCCGACCAGGCGGCCGCCGGCGACGACGCCGGCGCGGCTTCCGAGGACCCGCGCGGGGACCAAGCAGATCCGGCCGACCCTCCGGCCGAAGCGGGCGAGGGCGCCCAGGATCCCGACGCGGATCCAGCGCTCGAGCTCTTGGAAGAGGAAGGGGAGGGCGAACCGGAGGCAGCTCCGGCCATCGAGCCCCCGACTTCGTGGGACGCCGACGCCAAGGCCCTGTTCGCCCAGCTCCCGCCGGAGCTCCAGACGAAAGTCGCGGAGATCCAGGGGCAGCGAGACCGGGAAGTTGGCCAGGCGCTCGAGCGCGCGGCCCAGTCCGCACGCCGGCACGACGCCGAGTTCCAGGCGATCAGCCAGTTCAAGGCCCAGATCGAGCAGCTGCTCCCCCAGGCCCAGAGCACCTTCGCGTCCAAGTGGGCGAACGTGGATTGGGCGGCATGGGCGCAGCAGGACCCCGTCGCGGCCTACCAGGCCGAGAAGGAGTACCAGGCCGAGCTGGGACAGCTGCAGCGTCTCCAGCAGGCGCAGCAGGAGGCCGGCCGCCAGCAGTACGCCCGCTTCCTCGAGGACGAGGGCGCCAAGCTGGTCAAGGCCGTCCCAGACCTGGCCGATCCCCAGAAGGGCCCCGAACGGCGCCAGCAGCTGCAGAGCTTCCTGGTGCAGAGCGGGATCCCGGAACAGGACATCGCCGGCGCGAATGCGGCCCAGCTCGCGCTCGCCTACGACGCCTACCGCTATCGCCAGCTCCAGGCCCAGGCGAAGGCGCGGTTGAGCGGCAAGGGCAGGCTACCCACCCCGCCGGCCAGGCCGGGCGTGCGTCCCACGCCGCCCGCCCCCGGCAATTCCAGAACCCGAGAAGCGCAGCAGCTGTCGCACCGCCTGGCCCAGACCGGGAAGGTGGACGACGCCGTGGCGCTGCTCGTAGCGAGAGGAGGGCAAGGCTGATGGCCGCCCCCACCAACACCATCACCTCGGCGACGCCCAACGTCGGCATCCGCGAGGACCTCGAGGACGTGATCTACCGGGTCGCTCCGGAGAAGACGCCCTTCGTCTCCAACATCGGCCGCACCAAGGCGACGCAGTCCTACCACGAGTGGCAGACCGAGACGCTGGCCGCGGCCAGCGCCACCAACGCCCACGTGGAAGGCGACGACGTCGGCACCCTGGACGCGGGCAACCTCACCACCCGCGTGGGGAACACCTGCCAGATCCTGTGGAAGACCGGCGGCGTCTCCCGTACCCAGGAAGTGGTCAAGCTGGCCGGCCGCGCCGACGAGCTGGCGCGCCAGAAGGTGCTGAAGGGTCTCGAGATCAAGCGCGACTTCGAGATCCGCGCGATCGGCAACTTCGCGGCCGTCGCCGAATCCGGCGCCACGGCCCGCAAGCTCGGCGGCGCCCTGGCCTGGATCACCACCAACGACGTGCGTGGCTCGGGCGGCTCCGATGGCGGCTTCTCGGCCTCCCCGGGCCCGGCCGCGGCCACCAACGGCACCCAGCGGACCTTCACCGAAGCCCTGGTGAAGTCGGCCATGTCGACCACTTTCACCAACGGCGGGACGCCGAGCCTCGCCTACATGGGGCCGGCGCACAAGCAGCAGTTCTCGGCCTTCACCGGCATCGCCGACATCCGTTCGGACGCCGGCAACAAGGGGATGGCCCGCATCGTCGCGGCCGCCGACGTCTACACCTCGGACTTCGGCGACCTGATGCTGATCCCGCACCCCTATGGCCTGACCCGGGACTGCCTGATCATCGACCCCGAGTACTGGTCGGTGGCCACCCTGGACGGCGTCAAGACCACGCCGCTGGCCAAGACCGGCGACAGCGACCGCTTCCTGATGACCATGGAAGCGACCCTGGTCTGCCGCAACGAGAAGAGCTCCACGGTCGTCGCCGACCTGGTCTGAGCCTGACCTGACCGCCTGAACGCCTGGCGTTCAGCCGGCTGACCCTGGGGAGGGTCCAACGCGTCCGTGGGACGCGCGTCTTGCCACCATCACCGACACCCAAGGAGGCCATCGATGGCCGATCCCAAGCCGCCCGCAGCCCCGACCAAGGGCGCGGAGCTCTCCGACATCGCCACCTCGGCCGCTTCCCTCGAGGCGGCCGCCGCCCAGGTCAGCGCCCAGCTGGCCGGCTCCCCGGGCGCCGCCGGCGGCGACGAGGAGGGCCGTGAACGGGCGCGCCGCCAGGCCGATCCGGAGGGCTACCAGCGCCGGGAGGCCGAGAAGCGCGACATCGTGCAGTGCCGGGTGCTGAAGCGCGGCGACGGCAGGATCTCCCGCGGCCGCCACTACGACGGCATCGGCGAGGACCACTACGAGCTGGGCGAGACCTTCCCGGCCGAGCGGGTCAACGCGGTGCAGCTCGAGGACAAGGGCTACGTCGAGATCATGGGCGAGGCCCGGACCTAACGGCCATGTCCCAGACCGCGCCGCTGATCACCACCGAGGCGGGCATCACCCACTCGATGACCTTCGACGAGGGCCGGATCGTGTTCTCGGCCTCGCAGGACACCGACGCGGTGATCGAGGCCAACAAGGCGATGCTCACCCACAACGACGGCTATTCCCCGTCGCGCGAGCTGCGCCGGGTGGCATCGATCCCCCTGGTGATCCTCTACAAGTGGATGCACGAGGAGGGCTGGGACCCGTTCGACCGCCGCCACGCCGACCGGCTGGCGCGCAAGCTGAACGATCCGGACTGGGCCCACCTGCGCACCGCGCCCGGGCGGGTGGCGCCGCTGCCTGGCGGGGGCCTGCGCTAGGTGGGCCTCGCCAATTACGCCGACCTGACCACCGAGTTCGGGGTCTGGATCGAGAACCGGCCCACCCTGAGCGCTCGCCTGCCGGCCTTCGTGGCCATGTGCGAGGCCAAGATGAACCGGCTGCTGCGGGTCCGGCAGATGATCGCCCGCGCGAGCATCAGCGCCTCCTCGGAGCTGCTGGCGGTCCCCGCCGACTTCCTGGCCCTGAAATCCATGCGGCTCACGGCCGGCGACGGCTGGGAGCTCGAGGTGATCACCCCGGAGGATCAGCGCGACCGGATGGGCCAGTCGAGCGATCCCGGCGAGCCCCAGGCCGTGGCGGTCGAGGGCGGCGCCTTCGCCTTCTGGCCGCCGCCGAGCTCGGCCACGGCCGCCGAGGCGGTCTACTACCAGCAGATCCCCGGCCTGGTCGCCAACGGGACCAACTGGCTGATGACCAGCCACCCCGACGCCTACCTCTACGGCGTCGTCGCCGAGGGCTGGAACTACGTGGGGGACAACGAAGAGGCCACCAAGTTCGCCACCCTGTTCCAGGGCGCGCTGGCCGACATCTCCGCCGCATCGATCCGCGAGAGCTGGTCCGACCGGCTTACCCCGCAACCGCGCGCCACCGTCGTCTGAGGACCCCATGCAGCTGAAGCGCCTCGCCGCGGCCGTCCTGGCCGCGTGGACCCTGCTCGCGCCGTCGCTGGCGCCTGCCAACACCACCACCACCAACCTCGGCCTGAACAAGCCCGACGTGGGGGCGGACGCGGACGCCTGGGGCGGCTACCTGAACACCAACGCGGACACGCTCGAGGCGCTGTTCGGCGCCGGCCCGGTGCTGCTGGCCC